GATAATACAATAAGTAAGAAGTTAAATAAATTAAACTATGATGTATTAGATAAAGATAATTTAATATATGACTTATGCATAGTATTAAAACAAGATAATAATTTATTTGAAAAGCTACGATTCATGGATGCTTGTGAATAAGTAGATAAATATATTATTAATTGTTGTAAGATAGCGCCCTACGTTATTAGTGGGGCGTTTTCTTTTGTTTTCATACTAGAATTAAATCAATTCCAACATAATTATAATTTCAACTAAATTCAACCCCCACCGAGGGCAATTTAACGTGGGGTGTCGGGCAAAAAAAGAGGCACACACATTCTAATACTATTTTTTAACTTTTTATAACTTTAATTTCTACTTTATTTTGGTATGTTTTTTAGGTTCTTTATTTAGATATTATTTAAATAGTCTCTTGGTGAATATTGTTGAAAGGATAGAGAGATATTACCCCTAGCTATTTACTAGAGTTCTCTAAATCCTTTGCAATTTAGTCTCTCGGAGCCATATTGCCATTGGATATGTTATTAGCGAATAAACTAACAACACGAACAATCATCAGTTTCGGGTTATTCCCCTAGAATCGGCCTCAATTGTCTTAGAGTTGGCCTGTAGCTTTGATTCACCCCTTATTGTAGCTACTTTTTCTAACATAAACGCAACAAGTCTCAAACCAAACCATTTATGCGAGGTGTAATTTATGTTAAATTTTTTTTAAAACCAAATATGTGTTATATTATATTATGAAATTTGAAGAATGGTATAGCGATATAGCTAAAAAACACGATTACAATCCAAATCCAAAAGATTGGGAACATTACTATGATTACGAAGGTGCGTTTAACGCAGGTATTATGGGGCCTGATGAAGAAACAGGACATTGGCCTTCTGAATTTAAACACGATTTTCATCCTAATAGATTTATTGACCAAGGCGATGGCTCTTTTCTTGATAGCAAACATGGCAATTATGTAGATAAAAGCTTTGTTAATGAGGTTAGAATGCAAGCAGATGATTATAGGAAAAATAAGGCTATGGAATCTTTATTAAAAGGCGAAGATAGGTTTCCGTCAAGAGTTAGCTCTAAGGTTTTATAGTGGATTTTAAAGTAGTCAAGGGTAAAAAACATTATTTGTATGACTCTATACAAGAATTTAGGATTCATCATCCCGATGAGCCACTAAACGAAAATTGGCGTAAAGCAAAGGAGGGTGAATGGGTAGTAACAGACGACCAAAACGTGTGTCAGATACTAAAATGTTACGATTTAAAGATAAATATGTCCAAAAAGGTTACAAAATGCTCAAGAACTGTCTTAGGTACGTTCAGGGTAGACAATCATAACATCAAATTACTAGGTGAAGATGGCATTGCTGAGAACATTTACACATTTTCAAGGACATATAAAGCATTTAAGCAATATCAAAAAGACGGATTAAAGCCAAAAGAGTTCGTATTTGCTAGATATGTGGCTGAGGGGATGAATATCTCAAAGGCATACGCAAAAGTATTCAAGAAATCAAAGAGTAGTGAATACATTGCCAACTCAGCCAAACAATTAATGAAAAAAGATGAGGTTAAAAAGATGGTAAAAGAAGAGATTAGAAGGGTTTTAGAAGAAGAAGACGTGTCAGCTAATTGGATTGTAGGTAGATACAAAGATATTGCTGATTTAGCAGAGAAAGATTCTGATAAATTACGCTCATTAGACTCTTTATCTAAGATATCAGGCTTATTCGATACTGAAACTAAGCAAGAACAACTGACTGTATGGTCAGGTTTTACTGATGAACAAATGGAGGCACTCAAAGATGGAGGCAAAACAGAGCTCATCGCACACAAAGAAAAAGAGCAGGGATAAAGACCCTTGCCCTGTATGCGACTACGACTTATATTTTAATACAAAAGTTACCCAAAGAATAGGAATAATCAACCTTGAACGTGATGTTATAGGTTGGATTTGCCCTGAATGCGATAGCGAATTTGATTTAGACGATAATATTGTGTATATTTACGGTGAGAATTCAGCACAAGGAAAAGCATAAATGCCACATATACCAGGACATAATAGACCATTTACAAGTTTTTTAACGCAAGGTATGCAAAATACCAATCGTAATATTAATACCATGAACCAACCTGGTTTTGGTCAAAACATTATGGGACAACAAGGAAGAGGCTTCTATGAAAGCATTGGAGGAGGAATAGGTGAACCTGGTGGCTCTACAGGACCTGGTGGACTTTATACCCCTGGTTTTGGAATGGGAACAATAAACCCTGCTGACCAAGAGGGAGAGGGCTATATATCACCTTTTAGTAAAGACCCTTACTATAGAAATCTTTTAGCTGATGATTTATCTCAAATGGATTTTTCTCCAATTTCAGGACAATCTACTCCTAAAGGCCCACCTGGAGGTGAAGGTTTTTATATACAACCCCCTGAAGGCGCAGGTGCTGGAATTGTAGATATTAATCCTGGAGGTGATTTTTTTGTTGGCGGTGGTGGACAAGTTGGAATGGATTCATTGAATCCCGATATAAAAGATGACTTTATGATGGGACAAGAACAAGGAATGCCAAACGAACAACCTCCACCAGGATTTCAATGGCAATTTATTAATAATGAATGGATACCTATCCCTGAATCTGATTATACTTACGACCCTGAAACAGGTGGCTTTGTGCCTGTAGGAGAAGACCCAAGAGTTCCTATACCTGGAGGTGGATTTGCACCTGACCAACCTGAACTAGGCAATCAGGTTGATTTACCAAACTATTTACAAGAACAACAAGACCCTATAGATTATGGAGGTCTAACAAACATGTATTTAGCCAAACCTTATTTGCAAGACACTTATGGAGAAGGATGGGAATGGCAATTTGATGAAGCTACAGGAGAATGGTCTCAACAATTTACAGACCCAGGTAACTTCAGTATTGATTTTACCAGCGGATTGAGTTTAGGAGATTTACCACATTCGCAAAATATTCATCACAATACTTATGGACAAACTTCTGTTTGGGACACAGGCTTGGGCGGTATGACTGAAAATATTGGGCAAAACTTAGAAGAATATGAATATCAACAAATGGTTGAACAATATTTAGAAACAGACCCATTGCAATTAAATTTAGGGGGCTTAAATTTAGGAGGAGCTTTTAATACGGGCCTCGGAAATCTTACAGGCAATCTAGGATTACAATTAGCAACAGGAGCTGCACCTGAATTTACAGGCGGAGGTGGTCAAGGTGGACAACAAGCAAGAAGATTATATTATCCTGGAACCTCAGGAGGGTTTGCAGGAGTTGGTAGTGGAATAAAACCTGGTTCTTTTCAAGACCTTTTAAGTAGGAGATAAGTTGGCAGCATTATTAGGAAAAATTGGAATAGATGCGTTACTTGCATCAGGAGCGTTAGCAGGGGCAGCTTCACAATTAAACCCTGAAGTATTAAAAGACGCATTAAATAAAATTGGATTAGTTGCAAATGCAGCAGGTGAATTTGTTATACGAGAAGGAACACCTATTGGTGAAGCTGTATACAATGCAACACTTCAAGGCGCAGAAATATCTGCTGATTTATTAGGTTCAATTGCAAATGGATTATTAAGTTTACCTGGTGGGACTACCGTACCTAAAGGATATACAATGGACCCACTCCCTACTGATGAGTATGGACGACAATTAGTAGACCAAACAAGCGGACTTGGGATTAGAACTTATTCGCCTGACATGTCTTCTATTCCTCAAGAAGCAATAAACACAGAAAGCATATTAACATCTCTTTTAGAGGCAGGAGAAGAGGGCCCATCAACATTTAAAGATTTTGAAAGTGAAGTTAAAAATGCATTTAGGATGGGAAGCTTTCCTCCACCTAGAGACCCTGAAGACCCTTATTGGAAAAAACTTATTCAAGGATTGGCTAAAGGCGGAAGGTTTTTAAATAAAAATAAATTTAAAACAGCACACACAGCATCAAATATAAGGCAGGCTTTTACTGAAGAGGGAATACATGGGGCGTCAGATTCTGGTATTTTATTTAATGCATTCATAGGAGCACCTATACAGGGAGCTCAACTACTTGCAGATGAAATTGCAACTATTGGAGCAAACGTATCATCTTCGATATTACCTGATGCTGCTTCTGAATATTTGTTTGGCAATCTTGTAAACACAGGTTCTTCTGAAGAAACTAGTACTGATACTACAGATTACTTTAAGGGTTGGTATTACAAAAATGGTGTATTGCATAAAGATGGAGAACCAATGGATGATACAAACCAAAACAATAAAGAAGTTGTGGGTGAAGCTCAAAAAGTTAAAGTTGAGTCTCCAAAAGTAGAGTTAAGTAAAAATATAATGAATGCAATAGATGATGCTATTCTTCAAGGAATTCATGGGAATACAAAATTAGATTCTTTAATTAATAACGTTCCTGGAGTTAAAGATTATATAAATAACGAACATGGTTACGAACTTGAATAATTTATTATCAGAGCTATTGACAAAAGCAAGTTCAAATTGGAACATGGATGAGGAAGCAATTCAAGATGCAATGTCAAAGATAGCATTTCATGAAAGCAAATTTGGCACAGATGACTATACACCTGTTCAAGTGAGCGATAAAGCAGAGTCAGGTTACGGGCCTGGTCGTGGATTATATCAGTATGAAGTTGATGTAGATGGTGAGCAAGGAGGAGCGCATACCGCAATAAATAGGTTAATTAATTTTAACAAAGAATTAGACAACCCGTATGATATTAGTTTTCTAGATTCAATAATTGAAGACAAATCTTATGACTTCAGCCAATTAACTCCTGAGCAACAAAACATGTTATTTTTAGCAGATAAGTTAGAAGACGAAACAGCTAATATGGGCAAATTTGATTTAGATGGAGATAGGATGTTATCTAATGAAGAGCTTGCAGGATTTCATGCAGATGAACATTGGGCAGGTCATGGAGGAGATGAAGCTGTTAGAAGTGCTTTTATAGACAAATTAATATTAGACTACCCTTATTACAATAAACCTTAATGGCAAATTTAAACCTTAATGGCAATGTTTCAAAAAACGAAGAAGCATTACACTTAGCACATTCAAACCTTATTACATTTGGTAAATTATTTTCACCACAAGACTTTTTAGCAAGTGCAACACCTGATTTTCATATTGATGTTGGAAAATTACTATTAGATAAAAACAAACAACAACTTGCATTAGTATTGCCACGTGACCACGCAAAATCAACTTTAGCAGCTTGCGCTGTTTTACATAGATTTTTATTTGCAAGTAAAGATAAGCCTGAGTTTATTGCATGGATTGGTGAGGCGCAAGACCAAGCAAGGGATAATTTAAATTGGATTTCTAACCATATATATTCTAATCCTGCTATACATTATTACTTTGGTGATTTGCAAGGGGATAAATGGACTAAAGATGAATTTACCTTGAGCAACGGATGTAGAATGATTGGCAAAGGTACATCGCAAAGACTTCGTGGTAAAAAACAATTATCATCTAGATATACAGGTATTATACTTGATGACTTTGAATCAGAGTTAAATACAAAAACTCCTGACTCACGTAGACAAATTAAAGAATGGGTGACTGCTGCTGTATATCCTGCTATCGATTTTGATAAAGATGGTTTTCTATGGTGCAATGGCACAATTGTTCATTATGATGCTTTTTTAAACATATTGGTTAGAAACAAACAGGAAGCTGATAAAACGGGTGAAGATTATGCTTGGGAAGTTTACACTAAAAAAGCAATAGAAGATGGCAAGCCAATATGGCCTTCTAGGTGGCCAATTAAAAAACTTGAAGAGCGTAAACAGTTCTACATTGACTCAGGTACTCCTGCTAAATTCTATCAAGAGTATATGAATCAGGCAAAGTCACCTGAAGACCAAATATTTAGTGAGGAGGATATTAATGATGGGCTATATCAAGGCAATGCAAGATTTGATGAAGCAGCTGACTCGTGGTATATACAGTTTGCTAATGGCGATAAAGAATATGTTAATATATATATTGGTGT